GGGCGATCCCCCTTTTCTGTGTAGGCTTTACGCCAACAACACACAAAACTTACAATGGGTCAAGTATACTACGGCCTAGCGCCATTAGTGGTATATAGTCAGAGGTAGTTATGGAAGGACACACCCTCCGCATTTTTCAAGAAAATGCGAAAGGTAGTTGCAATGCAGTAAGGTTTTGCCTCACATGCAAGGAGTTAAATCCGTAGCACTAAATAATTTATTTTGTTTTGTGTGCTAGCATTTTAACTCGTCGGACTTCCGCCCCACTTAACTATATACATAATGTGTAGGCTCTACTATGTAGTATACTCTACAGGAGTACACGTCTATGACTAAGTGTTAAATGATTAAAGATTAATTTATTTATTTATTAGTTTTATTTTTACTTTTACTCTTAGAATGTATCTTGTTATCAGCTATGGGTTGTATCAATGTTTCAAATTCTGCACCTTGTTGCTGCTCGTCTTCAGACTCAGATTCATCAACGACTTTAAGATTATCAATCATTTCTGTGGCAAAATGGATTTTAGTAGGTAAATTATCTTGGTTTGATTTATTAATTTGCAATGTTAATTTAAAATATGCTTTACTGGCATGATAATAACTACAATATACATTGGCTGTAGTTGATGTGCCTTTATATGTCATAGGGACTAATTTTCTAGTATCATATACTCCAAATGCTTGCTCAGTGGATACTACATATAAATTAGATTCATTTGCAAGTACTATAGTTTTATTCTCAGTTATTGAGGTATTGTATGTTAAATCTTCGAGTTCATATATTTCATAGTAGTCTTTTTCAGGATCATTGATTACATAAGCTATGGGATCAAAAGATGTGAATTTTTGTCCTGAATCAGGTTTAAAAGCTGTGAATTCTAGGTTAGATGTTTGCAATGCTGTATAATAAATGGGTAATTTATCAATTATGGTAGCCTGTGAAGCTTTTTGGACAGATTGGAATATCCATACAGGTGATGTTTTCTCTACGGTTATTGGTGTTCTATTATAGTAAGTCTTGTTAGTGCTTTCTTCTAGTTCGACATCGATGTAAGCACCAAAGGGTATCTCACTATTGGTGGTCAAATTGACTAACGTATTATTCATCTGTGGTACATATGTATTATATGTGGTTAAACCTGAGTTATAAAATGCACTAACTTTTCCTATTGGGTTCTTCAACTCGTAAGTCCATGTTACATAAAAGTATCCTGGTATTATCTTCTGACTACTTGCATTTGTACAGCCTATTGCCATTGCTATAAATAAGAAAGGATTGGATTTTACATCAAAATTACCTCCTATTCTGTACAAATTATATTGCAAATTACTTCTAGGCTTGATTACTGTTGTGTGTGGTACATAACATTGAGTTAGAAATCCACCATTTGATGTTCTTAAACTTTGTTGGATATTATCTGAAGCTATTCCATCGTCCCAAATTGTACCTCCTATAACATTACCTTGTTGTGTGACGGCACACATTGGTATATATGATATCTTAAATGACATTGGTCGATAATTCTGGTATCCACTAGCTAGTGCTGCTATTCTAGTTCCTATCCAATAAACTGGATTTGCTGGTATAACTGCTATTACATTGGTTGTTTGTACTGGTGAGGTAAGTGTATCAGGTATAGAATAAATTAGGTCACGTCCAGAAACCCTCACTGAATTTCCATCTTGTCTAATTATAGTAAATCGTCTATTCATAGATTTTGCACTAGCTGCAGCAATTCGCCTACTTGGTATGATATTGCGGGTCATACGAAAACGGGTGTTGAATCTTCTGGGTCTAAGTCGAGGTCTGTTACTACGCTTATTAATCTTTTTCTTCTTATTGAGATTTTTAGACTTAGTATTCTTATTCTTCTTAGAGTTCATCTTATAAATTTTTATTTGGTGCTAATAATGTTTTTAATTCTTGAGAATCAAATTCAATATCTATCTGGTCATTTACAATGTCTAATTGATCTTGGTTGTATAATCTGTTAGATGCTTTTTCATAGGCTTTCATTGAATCCCAGTAGTTATCAACTATAAGAATTACTTGATTCCTAAATTTTATGCAATCTATAGAATTAGTATCTTCTAATGGCAAAGTAATACGGTCATCTCCATGGGTTGTTTTATAACCATATTTGATAATATCAGATTGTTGGATTTTATAAGTTGATTTTATATCGTTATAAACATCTCTATATAAATCGCACATTGTATCAAAATAATGTATTCCTTTATAACTTGATTCTAATGCTGTTATTTGATCTTGAATGTATTGTAATTTTTGCATAGGTGTATATGATTTCATTTTCCTTGAATATTTACTTAATGTTAAAAATTTAGCAGGATCTCGTGTAAGCCTTATTTTAGTCTCTTCCTTATTAATATACCATGCTCTTAATGAACAAAATTTGATTGAATTAGGCCATCCAAATTCTAAAAATTTGCATATTTGTCCTAAACCGAATTGTCTGTTGTCAAATTTATCATCAGGGGATTCAGGTTTTGGTAGGAAATAACGCCAATATGCTTCTTCTACTTGAGAATCAGAAATATGTGTTGGATTAAACATTGTGGTAAAATCATCTCCTTTACTGAATGCCACGTAATCATGACCATATTTGTATCCTGCTCGATCCATTACATAACGATTATACAAGGCCATTCTTATGGTATTTGCTAAAGTTGTGTCACAATCTCCTGAAAATACAGTACCTAATATTGAATATGTTAACAAAGTTTTCTTTTTCTTGGTTTGACGATCTATATATTCTATGTTCATGGTTTTGTAATAAGATTGTGAAAATCTCAAGAATAACTCCTTCCACTTATTAGCACACTGTGTGTGGTATACAGAGTTTGACACTCGTTGATAAATATAACGATCTATCTCTTTTAAAGTTACATCTTGTGTGTTATCAAATCCCGAACCATCTCCTTCTACTACTCGTGTAAAACCTTTGGCTATATATCCATTTATCATGTCTGCCATTTGATCTAAATTCTTACCTCCGCAATATCCTTTTAACTTATGGCTACATATTTCTTCTAGATGCCATGTTACAGCACCCATAGTGAATTTGACTAGGTCAGGTATGCTACAAACCATTCTTGGTTTTCCATCTAAACTTTGTAGTTCAATTTTACAAATACCGGTATATATAGGATTTAATGTTTGTAATTCTTTGTTCCATTTTGCTAAACGGTTCAATTGTTTCTGGGTCAACAAATCTACATCATTATACGTTATGGCATTAATAACTTTATCCATCAATTTTTGTTTCTTACGAGGTAAGTGGTTGTACCATTGATTGAAAGAGTAACCAAAATGATCTAAATCTTCACCTATTTCTTTATCGATTATATTTTTAGCATATTGTATGAAATCTTCAGCTACTTTGGGATCTGGTGTAGGTGCTGACTTAATTTGCCTTTTAGCAGCAGCAAATACAGTATGTTTACAAGAATTATAACACATTGAATCAAGATCATATAATGCATTAGGAAATATACGTTCATAAGCTGGTTTATTAATACAGTTACAGTCTATATCATGAACTTTAATATTATTAATTGTATTCATCATAACTCTACGTGCATGTAATAAATCCTTGTTGGTATGCTTATCTGTATAATACAACTGATTAACACTGAGAGACTGCTGGAATAAACTAGGTTCATTAATTTTTAATAACAATCTAGGTAAATGACCTTCAGCATACTCTCTACCATGTTCATCAGTCTTTATTAAGTACGGTGCATCTGGGTATATTCTCTTTAGTTTCTTTAATGATGGTAAAACAGACTGTGTAGCGTAAAATTCATAATGTTGAGTTGGTTTTAAGTATGAAGGGTAAAAATCAGTAAACGAATCTGGTGCAGCATGTTTTTCTATATTGTCTGACAAAGATACTCCATCTATGAGGTTGTCAGGCTCATAGGGGTTATGTGGGTAGTTGGCGGCATTTAGAAAAAATTATCTTTAACATGTCTGTCCATGCATAATAGTTTTCGAATCTTATGTGCTGCATAATTTAATAAGTTATTTTCCAAAAATGCATCCCATAAAGATGTTTGCATCTTTGTAAAGTTTGATGGATTTTTAAATTTATTTATTGTATTCACATAATCTGACATCTCTAATGATTTGATACTCAATTCAGCATCACGAGTCTTCATTATTATAGTTCCTAATAATGGTATTATATGATCATTAATATCATAAGCTGGTTTTTCTCTGTTGATATAATTAATCATGGCTTTAAGTTCTACTGTTCCAATATATTTATATGTTAATAACTTGGCTGTGATCTTTTGTATCAATAAATCATCCTCAACTGTTACATTCTCTATGTATTTCATCTCATCATCAAATTGTCTTAACAAATTCAAAAATGTGCCACGCTTGTAATGGTATGTATAATATCGGTTCCCAGATTTCTTAACTATACTGTCAGTTGTTGTTACTTGAGTCATAAGATTTTGTCCTTGTTTTGTAGCTCGTTTGAAAATTTCTTGATATTTCTTTTGTAAATCAGCATATAAGGTTTTTGTATCTGTGACTGGTAATGGTTTAGCTTTAAAGTAGTCACCATTAGTTAATTCAGTTAATTTTCTCTTCTTATTTACTCCGCTCAATGTACTATATGTATCATATGCCGCTTTCATCATATTATACTGTTCTATAGTCTGATTAAAAACATCTGTGGATAATAAATCATGAAACGTAGGTTCAGTTATTTTCACTATTTTAAATCGTATATATTCAGTTCCACCCATATCATATCTACTTGTTACTATAAACTTTAAAATGTAATCTAAGTCACTATCAGATTTATTGGCTATAACTGATTGTTTATATTTTGTGTATTTTGTCCAAGTTAATAAATGTCTGTATATATGATCATTACCATCCATTTGCTGTAGCATTATAGGTTGTTCAACTTCATCATCATTTTTCTCAAATCTTATGGTTACCATACCTTCCTTCTTATCAGTTAGAATTTCATGATTATCTGTATCAAAATTCTTAGGTATATGCATTGTCCCAACTATTACTGTACCATCATTTAATTGCTGTGTTATGTCATAAATATCACCTTCAGTTAAATAATATATCACATCTGTTAAGTTGATTAATATATTTTTCATTTCTGACTCTGTGTAATAAGGATGAATATTAAGCCACTTATCATTAGAAAAGAATTCCTGTAAAGTTTGGTTATAAGTTTGAATAGTATATATGTAATCTGCATCATAATCTATACGTTGCTTATTTTTAGTTTGTTGAGCTCTATAAGCTTGAGAATACACATTGTTTTTAAGATTGTAACTCAATACTTCAGCTATGGTTTTTCTATTTCGCTCATAATCTGCACCTTCTATATTGGGAACTAATATTATTGGCATATAACCCGCCTGCATTATCCTTGTTGAGTTAACATCTAATATCGGTCTATCACTGATATATCTAGTAGTTTTCCTGATGATTTCAGGATTTTCTGGTATACTCGCCTGCTGTGTTACACAATTAGATCTTTTTACTTGTTTTCCATTGTTCTTGGGTGGGTTTGCTTTACTATTTGATGATCGAACGAGTTCTATTATGTCATCCATATTGTTATTATCAATATTCAGCAAATCAGAACTAGTGTTTATCTCAGAGCTCCTATTACTTATGAAACTTTTATCTAATTTTATGGGTACATGTTTATCTTCAATTTTGTTGGTTATATTTGGTGATTCACTAATTATGTTAATAGGTTGAGGTTCAATTGAAATGATTTTATCTTCATTTTCTTTAATGGCTTTATAATGTAAATTAATTGGTTTGTAAACAACATGTGTATTCTCTATTATATTTTGATTTTCAGCTATAGATCGTAAATAATGTGCACCTAAATGTTGGTTTGTTTCTCTTTGTTCAAAAGTTTTATAACTAACTTTTTCTAATTTATTTTCTACAATATATCGATTATAATCACTAGGTTGTTTAGTTATTACTCCTGTTTCTTTTGTAATATAATCACAAAGTGTTTTTGATTGTATAGGTATTGGATATTTATATTTATTAATATACTTAGTCATAGTTTCTTCTTGAAAAGCAGAAAATGTTTTGTAAGTTTTATGTTGTGTGTTGTTGGTGTTGTTGTTATTGTTTTGCAAATTGTTATTAGAACGCTTGTTCATA